GTTAACCCCTGCTCTTTCGAGCATAAGACTCGGTGAGCTAAACTTTCCGTGCGGCGTTGTAACCGCATGGGGATTTCATTTTGAGGTTCCAAATGGCGACAAGAATCAAAGGCACATCTTATCCTCGAAGTCGTACTACCGGAGGTTTTACCGGTGGTTATTACTTCTATCGTTCGAATTCGAATCCGAACGGCTTGACGAGTTGGAATAACTTCTCGTCTGGGGATAAACGTGTCACCAATGATTTCGTTACAGTCGGCTTCAAAGAGCTCTCTGCTAACGGCGCCATCATCATGTCTCCGTATTACTCGACCCACCAGGTCAAGTCCACCTATGCCGATTCTCTTGGCAGTGGTGGTATTGGCTCTGGAGGTTGGTGGAGATATGAGGCAGGTCCAGATACGCAATGGGCCCTAGGGCTCAATGCGAGCGCGTCGATTCTCGGAAATGTGCCATCTTTGCATACGGCACAAGAAGTGAACCGACTCGCGACGGAAGCTTCTACCAGGTGTCTTTCACAAATCGGAAGAGCTTCAACCGACTCGTGGGAGAACATGGCGGAAATCCGTAAAACTCTGGAGATGTTTTGGAACCCGCTGCGCACGTACTGGCGATGGTGGTCGAAAGGACCACGTCGTGTTGACTTGCGCAGGCCCGGGCACGTGCATACCGTTGGGAAACAAATGGGGATAAAACTCCATAAGGGTCTCAGCGATAGCGCGAACCTTTGGCTTATGTACCGTTACGGTATTAGGCCGCTGGTAAGCTCGGCGAATGACATCCTAAAAGCTCTTGCTCGTGAAGTAAGACCTGATCGTGCGACTACAAGGGCGAGCGTAAGCTCGTCAATGAACTCCACGACGACATGGAATTATTCCAATTCTGGAATATTTGCAATCCGCAAATCCATAACGGAGAGCATACATGTCAAGGCGGTGTCAGTTGATGAAGTCTTGATGGATTGGGCCTACGATACCGGCTTCAGCGTTAAATCGCTGATGACGTTACCGTGGGAACTCATTCCCTACAGCTTTGTTGCTGACTGGTTTGTGAATACAGGCGACTTAATTGGAGCCTTAGCACAAGCCTTCAAAGAGAAGAGCTTAGGCCAATGCCTTGTGACGAAGTACATACAGAGTGCTGTGCAGTGCAATACTTCCCACGTTGCTAGTGGGAACTACACTGTTACGTCACCATTGTTGTGCGGCGTTCGCGAGGACTGCGTGACTACAAATCGCGTCAGAGGCCTTACGACACCTGGTCTGGTCGTCAAGTCAAATTTCCGACTTGATGAAGCTACCAGGATTGGAGATGCAGTAGCCCTTGTGGGGCAGCAACTCCTTTCTCGTAATCGCTAGTTCGCTAGTGATCCTTTCACTGCCCATTTCGGGCTAAGTTAATAGGGACTATTCCCAATGGCACTCGTTTTCAACACCAAGACCTATACCGCCGACTCGTTCAACGCGAACAATGTCGCCTACATCGGAGCCGCTAAAACGGTGACGGTGAAAGACGATCTGCGTCTCGCTCGGACGGCTGCCAAAGCAACGGCAACCTATAGCGGTAACGGTCGGACCGAAGCAAAGATGACTCGCACGCACACTCTCACCGGTGCGCTGACCCCTAGCGGGGACAGCATTTTCCGTATTGAAGTGAGCTTGCCTGCCGGTATCGCTTCGGCGGATGTTGATGCACTCTGTGCTGACATGTCTGCCTTGGTCGCACATGCGGATTTTAAAACGCATCTGAAGACCCAGAAGATCAACTACTAGGCTTGACGTGCTTGTCCATATAGGACGGGTTCGTTTAGCCGTCGTGGTTGCTCTTGTAGTAGGCATCCTGCTCGGGATCATTCTCGAAAAGGAAAATGTCATCAAACGAGGGTTATAAATCCTCGTCCAGATCGTCAACTAAGCCGGAGACTTATCGTGAAGGTACCTCCAGTACGTGAGTTAAGAAGGCTCAACGTTACATTGCGTAGGGGCTCAGATGTTTTATATCGAAAGCTCCTTCGTTCTGTAGTCGCAGAGTGGTCCGCCATATCAAAGGATGAGTCCCTCGAGAAAGCTGTTCGCTCGTGGGATGTTCCTAAGATGTTGGCGTGTGCTGATTCTTTGGTAGCAGCCTCGCACGCTACCGCTGCGTTGCATTTCGCAGCGAATCAGATAGCCGCACTTATTCGGAAATACCCCTGGACTCCACAAGAGTCCAAGATGGATCCTGAGCTTACAGCGCTGAATGCGTTCCTAAAGTCCGAGAGGACTTGCGGGCGCACGAATCGCTGGTTCAGGAGCTGGCATAAACGCACTAGCAAAGTGCGTCCATATGCAGGGTACATCCTTCGTATGCAAAACTGGATACGGTACGTCTTAGGAGACGCGCCCGACCTCCAGTCTGTTTACGATAAGTGCGACTTCACTAGCGGAGCTTCAATCGGTGTTCACGGTGATGCGACCAACCTAGGCAGGAAATTACTTGCCGAAAGTTGGTCTGTGAGTCCGACTGCTCGACCGATCTTCGCTGCAGCGCTGTGCTCCAACTTCCACCTCGCGGCTAAGGTAGCCAAAAGTGGGAATGGGGTCCAAAGCTTCTACGTCAGTGAGAACGACGTAGCCGCTTGCTGCACAACGGTCAACTACAACAAAGTCGGGTTCGTACCTAAGACTGCCAAGACACATCGTGTCATAGCAGTCGAACCGTTGGGGAATACTTACATCCAAAAGGGAATAGACCTGGTCCTACGCGATCGTTTGCGCAGGGTGGGTCTTGACCTCAGGATGCAAGAGCCCAATCAAAGGATGGCCCGTGAGGGCTCATTCGATGATGTAAACGGCTTTGTTACGATTGACTTGTCGAGTGCTAGTGATAGCATTTCGATCGGTCTATGTCGCGAGCTTCTTCCTCCTGCTTGGTTCAATT